GATAGCACTCAGAGCCAAGTGAAAAAAATCAAGCATGTTAATTCCCTCACTTTCCCAGTCGCTTATTTTTTCTAAGCAAACCGCTTCATCATACACACCAACGTTTTCGCCATCACGATTAATAAACAATGTACACAACAACAATGCAGGTTGCAAACGTTTTTCGTCTTCTGCTTCTGCGATGCCTGACATTAAATTGTGAATCATTACGCTGCTATCAGCAAATTTTCTGTCATTCAATGCAGCATATACTTTTTTCAAAACATTGAACATGCTTTTAAAATCAACACCATACGTCAATTTTATTGCAAGTTTTTCATATTCTTTGAAACGAGCAACACTGACTTTGTCGGTGATGTAATATTTTTTGCCATTAGCGATAAAACTTTTTTCATTTTTATCAATCGTTTTTGGTTCGTTCATCTAATCTAATTTTGAATTTAATTGTTTGATTGTATGTGCAATAAATATTGTAAACGCAACGAATAAAACATGCTGTATTGCATTGTAATCATGCGTGTGATAACAAACATATAACCACAAAGATAATTGACCAGCAACGCATTTTTCACAATGAATCATGACCATAAACAATGGGTGTTTTGATTTTCCTTGTCGTTGACGTTCGTCACTTTTAAATAACGAGTTCAATCGTTTGTATAACGGTGCGAACAATTGTTCTGGTTGCGTTAAAATGTTTGTATAAACAAACGCAACAACAGCAATCAAAAATGCTAATTGATATGAAATTAATGTTGTCATTGTTCAAATACTTCGTCTAATAATTGTTGTAATTCGTTATCAAATGCGATGTCAATTTCTTTTTCTTCGTCTTCGCTCAATGCGAGATAATCACCGAATCGTTCTGCGTTATAATCAGCAATGTCAGCCGTGCTTTTTGAACCACGTTTGATGCTGCCTTTTGATTGAATGGTTGTCAATGCACTTTCGGGCGTTGATTCAGTTTTTAATATCGCAAAATCTTTCCATGTTTCGCCTGTAAATTGTAAATCAATATGATTGGTTTGTAAACCATTTACGCCACGCCAGTCTTTATAACTGATACCATTAATTCCATTTTTTTTATTCTTTTTTAATAACGATTCTGCTTTTGCATCCGCCCCCGAACCGAGTGCGTTACTTGTGAAAAAAAACGCTGGCAACGGGTTTTCACTATATTTTCCTAATGATGAACCATTTGCTTTTAATCCATCATTGACAATTCGATTTTCAACTAAACTGAACGCACTGGTTGCCATACGTGCATTGATTACTGGCAATTCTTGTTCAACAAGTAATCGTAATTTTTGCAATCGTTCGCTAAAATTTTCTATGTTTATGTTTGCCATTATGTTGCTCGTATTCCCGATTTGATGAAATGCCCTTGACGACATTCTAAACAATCGTTGTATTCAATGTTTGGATTTTCACACATGAACGCAACCCATTTTTCATATTCAACACGATAATGATTGCGTTTGCCATATAATGCTTCACGATTCATCAATGTGAAACGATTTATGTTTACGCTGCTTAAAATTGAATCAATTAAAATTTCGCCTGCTTTGAAACGTATTGCGTATGCCATGTTCATTGCAAAACCATCGTCTTCAAAATCAAGCGGACGTTCATCGCTGCAAATAATTTCACTTGTTTTGCATTTCATTTCAACATCTAAAACAAGGCCATTCATTTCTTTTTGTGTGTCGGTAAATGAATCAACTGCGCTGGTTGATGCACCTTTTACGCCAATATAATCAATCCACTCAAGGTATGATTTATCTACGTTACCACAACCACAATCTTTTTTATTGTTTAATGGTTGAAACGACCCGTCCAATTGATAAATGAAATAATAATTCAAATTCGAACGATTGTTGCTCCACATTGGAAGCGTCAACGGGTCAGGGCTTATCGCACCATACGTCAATGTATTCGCAACTGCATTTATTGTGAACGAATCGACAAGCGTTCCATCATTTTCGTTTGACCATACTTCGACCGTCACTGGAGCGGTTGCATTGATTAAAACACCAATTTGTTTGACGTTTAAAAACGCACCTTTGATGTTTTGCATACGACCTTTTACACCCGCATAATTTGTTGTTAATGCTAATGAACTTTGAAATGTTGTTTGTCCTAATAATCCAGCAAACACATCTCGTTTTGATTTATAATTGTGTGCAACACAACCGAGCATGTCAGCGATAAATTGTTTTTTTGAATCTGCAACGGCTTGAAACATTCTGTCCCACAATCCACCACGAGCGCAATCATCAGCCGCTTTTAATGTTTCCAATTCAAGGCCTTGCAATCTGTCAAGAAAAATACCGCTTGCGCTTGTGTTATACCCAGCTGGCAATGGTTCGAAACACGTACATGTTGTTTCACTTAGACCAATGATGTTGTCAAGACAATTCATGATGTTTTTTATTTGCGTTAAAATTAATATTTTTTTTGAATTAATAAAATACAAAATGTAAAATAAAAAACCTCGTGAATGTCGTCACGAGGTTTTTAAAACACACACAAATTAAGCACAAAGTTTTATGATACAGGAACGTTTCCACAAACGAATTTAATGACACCTGTCACATCTTCGTTACAACCGAATGGGTTGTTGAAAACACCTGCTTTTACGTATAAACTCCATTTGTGAACGATTTCGTTTGCTACACATTCGTTTGTGTAAACAACATCGTAGAACACGCCAGGAATGTTGCGAGATTCAACAGAATAACGAATTTGACCTGCACCTAAATACTCAACTGGAGAATTTAATGGGTAATACGCTTTGTTTGAAAACGCAACCGCACCACGGTCAATCATATATGTTGCTTTTTCGCCAACGTTTACTGCATCAATGTTGAATGGGTCCCAATAAGTACGTACCGTTTGCATTTTTGCTAATTGGTCTTTTTGGTCTTGGTTCAAATTGTTGAATGATGCTTGCCAGTTCATTTGCCATAAATTCGTTCCGTTAATCAAATACGGAGAGTTGAATTTATTCATGATTCCAGCTTGTACGAAATAACCCATGATGTCTGCTGTCCATAACGCAGCTGGCACATAAGTAATACCGCCAACAACGGTTCCAATTCCTGCGAATTGATTCGTTCCAGCAAATGTATTTAATTTCGCAACGATTACTCGTGCCAAATATTCATCCAACAATTTCATGCGTTTCAACATACCACGTGCAACAACTTGTTCACGTGTTAAGTTTGACGAACGAAACATTTTTTCTTTCACGTTGAAACCTGTCGTTTGACAAATGTCCAATGTGTATTCTTTACACTTCGCTTCCAATTCAGGTCCACCGATAACGCAATCATCTGAACAATCGTCCAAATTTTCATCGCAATCTGCTGGCCAATAAACTTTTACGGTGTTGTCTTTTTCGGGGTCTTCAAGTTCAACAAGTCTTGCGGTTTGCTCAGTTTTCACTGCTGTTAACACACCCGCAAAGGACATGTAATCTTTATTGATTTGGTTGTCCGCCCACGCACGGTCAACTTCTACTAATACGTCTTGTAACGCTGCACAAGAAAAATCGCCTGCTGCCATAGTTTTTAAGTTTTTTAGGGTTAAATTTTTTAGTTAATTGTCTTTTTTAACGCCCAAAAATATATTGATTATCCGTTATTTTTTGCTTGTTCGGCTTTCCATCCGTCTTGAATCGCAATGCGTTCTTCAGGTGTTTTTGCTTCAGCAATAAATTTGGTGTATTCGTCTGCATTTTTGGGTACTTTTATATTTGCACCACTTCCTGCACCACCACCATTGTTGTTTTGATTACCTGTACCTTGTCGGTTGTCGCCTTGTTCAAACTCCCATAATCCGCCAGCCAAATCTTTTACAAGTGAATCAAATTTTATTCTCGAACCATGTGCGTCTTCGTGTAACTTGCCGTCTTTTTTAACGATAAAATCGTTGTCTTGCATGTCATATTCATACGCTTGCAATTCTCGTATTAAAAATTCTTTTTGCTTTGCTGCTTTCGCAACGTCTTTTGGCAAAATTGGTTTTAATGTTGAAAGAATTTCGTCCGCTTTTTTGGTGATTGCTAAAAAAGTGTTTTCTTTTTTAATTCCCAATTCACGTTCGTTGTACTTCGTTTCCCAAGTTGTGTTCGCTTCCTTGATTTTATTTTCCAGTTCGTCCACCTTCGCAACGTATGCTGGGTGTACTTTTACTTTGTCTTCTTCAAGTGTCGAATCCGCCCCTTTCAACTTCGTAACAATTACGTCAATTAGTTCTAAACCTTCCTTATCAGAACTAACACCATATTTGTCCTTCATTTCTTTTTCTCGTTTAGATAGTGCTTCGCCAGTTCCTTTTTGATGTCCTTTATCAAACATCGTTTGATTTTCGGTTTTAAAAGTTGTTACACGAGCAGCGTCTAAATCTAAAATTGTTTGAAGTGCGTCTGGTTTAAATTCTAATCCATCATCGTTTGTAAAAAGTGATGCAACTTTGTCGGCAGGGAAGTTTAACGTCTTTCCAAGGAGCGCAGTTAAAAATTCTTTTTGTGTCATTCTTGATTTGTGTTTTTATCTTTTTTCGGTTTTTCGTTTTTGTTTGAATTGTTATTTTGTTCGACAACAGGTGTTTTTTCGTCTTTGGTGAGGTTACTCACGACTTTTTGTGCAACTTGATGATTGTCGTCAGCATTGATGATTGTAAACAATTTTTGTTGTTTTCCAAGTGAATCCCATTTTGCTTTTGACAATGGATATTCTGTTTTTGTTTGAATGTTTCTGATTATCATTAGAAAACTAATTTTAATGCTTGTAAATCGTATTCAAACACAACACCAATTTGGGCTTGCAATTCTTCAGCGTTTGCTTTGTTGTCGTATTTTATGTTTGATTTGTCGAAATAATCTTTGATTGCACCTTTTGAAATTGTGCTTACTTCTTTCATGAAATCGTTTTTAACTTTTTCTTGTTCGTCAGCTAATTGATTGTTTGTTGATTGTTCATTGATTTCAATTAACGATTTTAATGTTTGTTCATCATCGCCTGTTTGAAATTCAATGTTTTTTTCAACACAAATTTCTTGCAATTTTGCTAATTCAGATTTTTCAGTCAAATTTGATTCAACGTTTTCAGTCTTCGCTTCTCCGAGATTTGATGTGATTTTTTCAACAACAGGTTTTTCATCTTTTTTCTTTTCTCCGTTGTCTGGCTTCGTTTTCACGTTGCTAACGACTGGTTGTGAATCAACTGCAACCCATCCTTCTTTGTTGCTACCAAGCAATTTCCATGCGATTGGTGAAAATGTTCTTGTTTCAGTTTTCCCGTTTTTTGTTTTTGTTGCAACAATCATTCGATGTGAGTTTGTGAATTAATTTTGACAAATGTAAATTTAATTTTTTGATTTGCAAATTTTTTTGAAATTTTTTTTCTTTGTATAATTTTAAATACTTAGTGTTTGGTTAACTTACTAAATAACTCAAATACTAAATAACTCAACAAGACACACGCTGTCATGACACAGTTTTGCTAAACATTTGCTAAACATTTTGCTAAAAAAATAAAAATTTATTTCGTTTTAAACATAATAAAATCAATTGTTTTGTTTAAAAAATTTTGTTAAACATTTTGCTGACATGTTTACTCGATTTTGCCCAATAACGCATTTTATTCATTTTCCAATTGTAAACGTCTTGCGGCGGCTTTTTCGGCAAACTTATTAACATTTCTTAATGCAATATCATCAGTAATCCAATCTTTTCTGTGACGACAACCATAACCGCCAAGGTCAATTAATGGCGTCCAATCATCGGGAATGCCGTTTTGTTGTTCAACAGGTAGTTTGTCTTTTTCGAGTTGTGAAAACGCAATAGAATCAACGATTGTACCATTATAATGTTTGCAAAATTCACGTGATGTTTTAATTATTCCACCATTATAAATGAAATAACGCAACCCGATATTTTTTGCGAATACATTGCTCGTTAAATTATCAACTTTTTGATACGTGTCATACGCATAATTTCGATAATATTTTTGTAACGCACCCGTGTCGGTTTTGTTTGGTATGCCAACGACCAACGTTTTTAATTGTTGACGAAATTCTTGAAATCCAACACCTTTGGTGATTGATTGCATTGTTAATTTTTTAATTTTTTTATTAACACTTTCGTCACGCAAAAATTTATCTGTAAATCCGTTTTGTTTGACACGCCCATCCGTTTCAAGGCCTAATGACCGATTCATTGCTGCTTGTGCTTTTTCGGTCGTTGTGCGAATGTCTTTTTGTGCGATATGTTTAAAATATTTTTCGTTGTTTGCATTTATGCCGTTCATGTCTTCAATGAATTTTCCAACAACAGGAGCGTTAAACGTATCACGAAATATTTTGTAAATATTATCAAGGCCTTGAATAATATTGACATTTTGCGGACTATTAATCAATTTGCCATCACGCTGTTCCAATACAACAAGATATTTTTCAAACACCATGTCATATAATTTGCGTTGTAGCGAATTAACTTTTTGTTTCAATAATTCTTCACGTTGTTTGATAAATGTTGCACGTAAAGCCGCTAATTGTCGTTGTGATAGCTTCGCCATTATTCAGTAATCGTGTCTTCGATTTTTGGTGGTTGTGCGCTTGCAAAATCTTCGTCATCCAATGCTTTTACATATTCATCAACTTTTGCTTTGATGATGTCACGTTGCATTTTTTCTTCCATCATGTAAAAATTAACAGGCGGAGTTGTTAAGCTCGTATCGTATTCGATGTCAGAAAAAATCAAATCAAAATGAGCATAAAATATTTTATTGAATTTCGTTGTCATATCATTCGCAAGAATGTATTGTATTTGCGAATCTGATTTGCCTGGAAATGGGAAATATCGGTCTTTTGTTTCGATTTTAACGATTTCAGTCGGGTTATCAATATACAACTTGCGAGTGATGTCACTCGTGATTGCTTTTTTGATGTGACTTGGTGCTTGATTTTCGTTTGCTGTTTTTAAATCGTTCAACAATTCGTTGAATGGTTTCATTTTGAAATCATTCGGGAATTTATGTGCCAATTCGATTTCGTTGCCCAAATTGGTGAAAACAGCGATTGTTTTGTAAATGTGTACCCACATTTCACTCCAATTTTTTGCGAATGGCATCAATGTATCATAAACCGCTTCTAAATCAATTGATTTTTCGGTAGCCGTGACTGCGATTTGTTCAGGCGAATAAACATCTGAATTATAAACCGCACTTTGTGCCGAACGTTTCAATTTATCAAACGCAAGTTCTTGCTGAAATTTTAAAAGGTCGATTGGTGGATATTTATATACCAAAACGTTTTCAAGACTGACCATGTCTTTCAAATCTTTTGGCAATCGCATTTTGATGATGTCTTGTGCGCTGGTATGAACTTTATCGCCAGACCCGTTACATGCACCACATATTTCGCCAGTCGGTGTTGCACCATTGTTGCAACCGATGTGTCCTTTTTTTAATTTTTGACCAAGACACGCTTCTGTGTATTGTATTTTTTGCGGAAACGTGTGCAAACAATTTGTCAAATCAAATTCAGACATTGTCTTGATTGATTTTTCCAAATACGCTTTTGCTGGATGAATGATTGGTACACATGTGCGACCACGTGTGATTAAATCACGTTTTGAACCAACACGTTTCGCAGGTACAAAACCTGCTTTGTGTTCGTAATAATTTACGATAAAATACCTGTCATTTTTTTTGTCTTTATCACCAGCAATATAATAATAATTTGCTTTTGTGTTTAACAAAATATCGCCATCAGTATTCATCACGCTGTCAAGCAATATTGCATCTATGTTTTGTCGTAACCACGTTTTGAATTGTTCTTTTGTTATTTCACGAGCAACAACCGATTCATTGCTCAAATAAATGGTATATTTTTTTTGTTCTTCACAATTCAATACGACTAACCATTGTAAATCACCATTCAAATATTTATAATTGATTGCTTCGAATGAATTGACTTCGAATGGATATGGTTGTATTTTTTTGTCTGGATTTCGTGAATCATATTCTCCTTCAAATTCGGTAACGATGAAACTATTTGGGTCGCTCGAATCCAATTCAGGCAAACGATACGTCAAATAATCTTCAACCGATTGTTCGCCAGAATATTTCTCACCAGCCTCGATTAATTTTTTTCTATTTTCTTGCGTTTGTTTGTCATCTTTCCAACGCATGATTTTTGTTGCAGGTGTGCGTCCAACTTTAAACATTGGATTCATCGTGCTGTTTGTGATGTCTGGCGTGATTACTTCCGTTAATTCGACACGTTGATTGAACATTTCAACGCTTTCACGACCAACAAAACGTTTCAATTTTTCAGCAATGCCTTCACCAGTTACGTATGCTGTGTAATCTCGTGCGATTTTACACACACGTGCATAATCAGCATGATACAAATTTTTTGAAAACGTTTCGATAAATATTTGAAGTCCTTGTTTGAGTGGCGTTGGCATTTTGAATGGGATTTTTACAAAAATATATAAAAATAAATATTATTCATTAAACAAGTTGTTAAAACATGAACATAAAAAATAATCTTTGCTATCGCTCGTGTGACCATGTTCTTGGTACGATTTTCCTGTTGTTTTATTTTTGACTACTTTTTTTAACTTACCACCATCGGGCCCTTCTTTTACAAATTCGCAATCGGCAATTAAATTTTTGCATCGTGTATGTATTTCAATATCAACGTTGAATCCGCCTGAATACATTTTGTTTATGAAATTTCTACGTTTCACAAGCAATGGATTAACAATAACTCGGTCAGAATAATTCGTCAAATAATCAGCAAATTGTTTTTCGATTACTTCATAATGATGTTTAAATTCGGCTGTCATTGTGTTTCCGTTTTTACCAGAATAATCACCATAATAATACAACCCGTTTTTCATTAAATGTGAATACAACCCGACGGCACGTTGAGCCAAGCTTTCAGCGTTGTTGTGTGGCGATTCAAGACATAATTCATCAAATGCTCGTGCTTTATACCGCCCAGTTTCATTATCAAACACGACTTGCCACAATGTTGCAGTGATGTATGGAACAACGTTAAAATCGAAACTAATGTGCAATGGTAAATTTTCATCAATTTCAAATTCTTTGACATGTGTGCCACGTGAATACGCAGAATAAAATTCGCCACCTGATTTTCCAAATGGTGAGCCATAAATTAACATGTGAATCAAGCCTTCGTTGTTTCCTAAATCGGTACACATGCGGGAAATATATCCTGGACTTAAATTTTTTGCGTTGTGATGTGTGCTTGCAATTACAACCAATTGGTCGCCCGTTCGTTTACGATAATATTCATTTGGTGTGAAAATTGTTTTAACGATGTCTTCATAACTTTCATCTAATTTAAACCAATCAGATAACCATTTTACTTTTGCGGGAGATGTGAAAATGAACAACGGATTATATCCAGACAATTTTTTGCCTTGTGAATCATAAAATGTGTCGCCATCTTGTGTGAGTTGTTGCGTGTATTCGCCATTTTTCAATCGTTCTTGTGCTGTTTTCAAACGTATAATCGTGCCTTTGTCGTTCAAATACAATCCGATTTGTCGCAAACGTGCAATGATTACTTCTTTGACGGCTTCTTCTTTCGTGTCTTTTGTTTCATCTAAACACGCCCAACCAAATTCGATTCCGTCAATGACTTTGTAATTGTCTAATGAACCAATGAAAACTAAACAACCATTGTTGAAACAAATTGTGTTTTCGTATGATTTTAATTGTGGTCCAAATTTTGGCCACCCATCAGGCGGGATTCTATCAACAACGTAATGCACATCACGGCGCATGCCAAAAATATCTTCCCAAACTTTAAACACTCTGTCCAATGTCGATTTAGATAATTGTCCGTATGTATTAGCACCAATGAATCCACGTATTTCTGGGTCATTAATAATAAAATCAGACGAAATCAAACCAATACAATGCGATTTACCAACACCAACACCGCAGTGCATCAATACACGTTGCGCTGTTGTTTCGATAACATCAATTTGCGGGTCATTGAGTTCAATGTGTTTTAATTGTTCATCTGGCATAATATGTGTTTGCTATTTATGACTTTCGTCAATTTTGCATATTCATCGAACAACATTTTTAACACGAACGCATCGCCAGAAAACATTGTCAACGATGTACCACCATTAAATGTTCGTGATTCACATGCGCTTTCAACCATTTCAATGTCAATGATTACTTTTTTGATGTACGTATGTTTTTTTATGTCCAAATCAAAAACAATATCACGTTTATTCAACGCCATCGCTTCATCGGTATAATAATACGCATCGAATAATAATTTCATATTGAAAGTATTTTTTTGATTCGTTTGCCTGTCGCCTCGTAGCTATGATATTTCTGTATCCAATTGTACGCACCCCATTTTAATTCATCAATGTATGATTTTGATTGTGATGCAAGATGATTAACGATTTCAATAAAATTTTGTTCGGTATTTGCTATTTTGAAATGCGGTTGAATCGAATATGCGTTTGGATAAACATCTTTACATACATTGTTCGTGATAACGATGCGACCCATTGCGGCAGCTTCGAAAGCACTCACACCATAACACCCGTATGGTTTTCCGTACAATATCGGTTGAAACAATTCAATATAAACATCACATTCGCTGGTTCGTTTCAATTGTATCGCATGAGATTGTTTTGTTTTGCTATAATTGAAATCGTATTTTGTTGTGTCGGTTTTTCGCAACATTTTAATGATGTTGTCTGTGCCTTTTACGGCTGGATTGCTCGGATAATGTGCGAATTTTAATTTGCCGTTATTTTTGTATTCGCTAAACGAATAATTTTTTGTGTTCATTGCCATTGCAATGTATTGTTCATTCTTGCCACCAAGACCAATAAATTCACATTGGTCAGTAAACGCAACATCACAAAATTTATTGAATACAGGATTTAAAATTGCATGGTCGTTGCGATATTTCGAACCAGTATGATATACTACGCAACGTTTTTTGAATCGCATACACATTTCAGCAAACGTCACTGACGAGTGCATAATTTGAACCAAATCAGCCGTTTTTATCAATTGTTCAATCGTTGCCATTGTTACGACTTTACTTTGTTCGGCATAACCAAACATGTGACGAACTAATTTGTAGCTTTCACAATCAATTCCAACACTACGCAATGCTTGACAATTCTCATACGAGTAATTTGAATAATCATCATAACAAATGTTTATGACTTTCATTTTATAAATTCAATTAGCATTATTTGTGGGTGTAAATATTCCATGTAACCAACTTTGAATGGTTTCATGTTATCAATCAACAACGACTCTGTTATTTTAACCGTATGATACATGTCTGGTTCGATATTAACGCCTGTTAAAAACAAAACGTTTTTAAATGCGACACGTTTGATTTGCTGCAATGTTTTTTCTAAATCATGTACATTGTCAAGCATCGCAAATGCGTACACCGTTTCAAACTGATTGTCGTCAAACGTGCAATTTTCAATTTGCATGTTCAATACGTTTTCGCTAATCGGAAACGCATCAATTCCAACGTATAACGTACCATCAGGCAAATGTTTTGCGATTTCACACGAGCCACAACCAACATCAAGAACCGTTTTGCCAATCATTGACGCTTTTCGAATGTGTGTGTAATATTCGCTAACACCTTTGATTGGGCTTGAAATCGTTTGTTTTGTTCTTCGTTCACGCAAATTCGCCATGCGTTCATTCCATATTTTTTCAGATACTTTTGTCATTTGTTTGGATTGTATGGGAAATTTAATTTACCAACCGTGTCTTGTTCTTTGCGTTTGTACGTTTTAAAACCATCATCATAATTTTTGTCCCAATTCAGATTTTCATAAAAAAATTGTTCGTCATATTTCTTGTAATGCGAAATCATTATTGATTTGTCGCTCGTTGATTCACTTTTTAATAAATGTGCTGACACAATAAATTTGCATGGCTTCCTATATTTCGCTTTTAACACACGTGGAATCGAAGGCGGTTTTTCTTTGTTCACATATTTCGCCAAACAAATATAACATGCTCGATTTAATTTGCTGCGTTTGTTTTCACAACCAATGTACTTGCATTTTATATCGTCACTCCCTTGCATATATACCAATGTTCGAATTTTTGAACGTGTTCGAATTTAATCACGTTTTTGTAACGTTCAACGACTTCGTTGACGCTGTGAAAATATCGCACATGTGCTGGGTCATTGAAATCTGGGACGGTGAAAATTATTTCTTTGCCAAGCCCGATGTTTTCAATGATTTTGAAATCTTTCGTGTGTTCAAACAATTCGAGTGCAACGAAAAACCCATCACCAAGTTTTGTATGCGTTGGCATGTCGGTCAAATCGTGAACATAAAAACCATAATTATCAATGTTTCTTTGTTTCGCTTGAATTATCGCAATTGGACTAAAATCCAATCCTTCATAATTTTCATAACCATTGTCTTTCAACAATTGTGCAAATTGACCAACACCACAACCAAGTTCGATTATTTTTGTATCTTGAATTGGCATCCATTGAAATACTTTTTTCCACAATGCAAAATATTCGCTTTTGTCGATTGCACATTTGTATTTATCAGACGTTTTATATATTTCGTCATAATATTCTTTCGGTCTTTCAATGCTCATGGTCGTATCAATAATGGTTTTTTTTCTCGTGCGATTACTTTCGCATATATGTCGTATTTGTATTTAACACCCAATCGTTTCAATGTCCCGCCAGGTAAATTGCGATTGTATAAATAAATTGGTTGTTCGATTACTCCGATACGTGATTGACCGCACATTTCAAGACAAGAAAACATCAATTCAGATTCAGTCGTTGAATCAATCCATCGTCCATCAATTTGAAAATCTTCAATCGGTATCATGTCAAACAAAAATCGTTTGAATGTATTTGGTGCTGTGCTTCGAAATTCAACTTTGCGATAATCACGTGAATCGTGCGTTTCTTGTTTGAAATTCAAAAACCCGTGTGGCAATTTCCACCCAGTTTGGTCAACCCAATTACCATACGTCATCCATTTGCCTTGTTCGTATTGTTTTGCAATCGTTTGTAAACAATCTGGCATCAATTCATCATCTAATCCAAGCAACAACACAACAACGTCTTCGTTGTCAGCATACGTTTTAATTGCATCATATCTGCGTTTTGCAGCACCACAATTATCGGGATTTAATTCAATCCAAATGCGATTGTCATGCAATTCACGTGGTATGTTTTCCAATTTCAACGTTCCATCATTCGAACCATCACTAATAAACACAGCATTCCAATTCGTGTATGATTGTTTCAATACACTTGCAATACATTTGTGCGCCAATGGTTCGCAATTATATCCAGATGAAACGATTAAAAATTTTACCATAAATACCATATTAAAAATAATGCCCACGATATTGCACCAAGAACAAACAACAATAAAGGTCCTTTCGGGTTTTGATTTGGATAATAATCTTCTAATGACATGAAACAAATGTAAAAACAAAAAACCAATCATACAATAGTACAATTGGTTTTGTTGCGTTGCTCATATCAACGATTTATAACTACGGAGAAGGTCGTTTTAATATCTTTTGTTTTGCGACTTGAATCGCTTTGTCGAACTTTTTACGTGCGTTTTTTTTATTCAACGCCATCATGTACAAACACCCATCTTTTTCGATTAATTCGGTGCGTGTTTCTTTTTTCTTCATATCGAAATGTCGAACAACTTCGGCTGGGCGAATTTCATTTGTATCGTAATGCAATTCCCATACGATGTGACCTTGATGCAAACGATACGTGCCTTTGTATCGTTTTTCTGATTTGATTGGTGCGACCTGTTCAACAG